ACCGCTGCCGCCGAAGTCGCCGCCCTCGCTATCCGAAACCGCACGACAGTGGCGGCCATTCATGCCAACGCCGCCCCAACGTTCGCCCGCTTGGCCAACGAAACCGCCCCCGCCCAGGTTGTCCAGGTTGACCAACTCTTCCCCACGCCTCCAGCGTTGGCGGCGCGCATGGCGGCACTCATCCCCCCGGCTGGTGGCGTCGGCCCCGTGCGCATCCTCGAACCCTCCGCAGGCACAGGGCGCCTCTTGGACGCCCTGGCCGACACTGGCCGCGCTTTTGACATCGTTGCCGTTGAAGTGTCGCAACCATTGGCCCCGTATTTGTTCAACAAGTACCAAGCGGCCCGCCTCTTTGTCCGTGACTTCCTCACCTGCACCGCTGACAACCTGGGCGGGCCGTTTGATTGCGTTCTGATGAATCCGCCCTTTAGACGTGGGACCGACATTCGCCACGTCTTGCACGCCCAAAAACTCACGAAACCGGGCGGACTCGTCGTGTCTCTGTGTTATGACGGCGTGGAACAAAACCGGCACCTTCGCCCCCTTTGCAAAACGTGGGAAGTGTTGCCTGCTGGTTCTTTTGCATCCGAAGGCACCGGCGCCGGGTGCGTTTTGTTGACTTTGGCGGCATGATTTGACGATTTGAGCGAATAATTCACCGAAAACGAATGGAAAACACTGAAAACACCAAAAACCCTCGAAACCGGGGGAGAAACGAGAGACGACCATGATCAACTATCCCAAAAAACTTATGACATTGCGAGACGTTCGCGATGCCGCGCTTGCAACGGACCTGAATCAGACACGATCTGACTCCTGGTTAGCGGTCGGCCCACTGTCGTACGACGGCCACCCGATTCGCCCCGCCTGGGTCAAAAAACACGACGCCGATGAGATTCTTGCCGAGCGCCTCGCAGCGTTTGACGCCGGACTCAGCGCGGACATGACCGTGGAAGACGCGCAGTGCCTCTTTCATGAGTGCATGGCCTGACACGAACCGAAAGACCCCTCGAAACCGGGGCCATCCTGGAGAAAGTAAGGTCCACATGATCCGCACGCGCACGCTTACCCGCCCTCCGGCCCCGACAACCGACGCCGGCCTAGCCCTCGGTTTCCAGGTAAAAGCCGTCCCGTTTCCGAAGCCGCGCACGCGCTTTGATTGCATGCGCTTCGCTTCAATCGATCGGCTGCCATTGTCGGAATTGTTGAAGATTTATCCACCTAAGACACAGAAAACATCAAAAACCCTCGAAACCGGGGCCGCCCCCTAAACCACCCACCACGTTCTCAAAAGGATTTAGCCAATGAATATCTACTTACTCACGCCCGGAAAATGGAAGGGCCGCCGGCCCAAGTTGGATTTTTATGATTCGGCGGTTGTCATCGCTTCCAGCGAAACCGGACTGAACCCCAGCTTTGACGACGGATCGTGGCCGAGCGCGGGCCACGTCTTCGTGAAACTCTTGGGCAAAGCCGAGTCGAACTGTCTTCGCGGTGTTGTCTGCGCATCTTTCAACGCGGCCTAGAGCGCGGGCACATCTTCACTACTTTTCCACAAAGGACAAAAACATGATTGACACGCAACTGGCGGCACCAAAGCGCCGCCGCTATCGCGCCACTGGACTGCGGCTCCCGAGTGGCATACTGGTCCGCCCGGAGCCGAAAGGGAAAAGCGTCGGATACACGGCCACGATCGGCCAAAACACCGTCCGTGGCATCGGTCTCCGAGAGTTTTGGGAAAACGTTGGCAAATTGTTCCGAAACCGGGCGATTTGGGCCAACCGCAACAAGCGGCCTCTTGCGCTTCAGAGTGAATACCTTTTGGATGCGTTCGAGGCCGAAGACTACGCTATGACTTTTGAGAAACCGAAAGGATCCGCTGGGGGCGCACATGCGAGTGGGAAGAAAGATTGAACATCACGAGGACTACTGGGCTGAACGTCAAGACGCAGACAAAAAGTTGTATTTGAGAATCGTTGAGCATTTGCGGGCCGTGGGGGCGAACACCATCATTTCGATTGCTCGCGCACTCAAGTCGAACAACTGCACCGTGGAAAGAGTCGTGGACTATCACCGCCGTTCGTTCCGAACCGAAATCATCGACACCAGAGGGCAACGGCGCGGCACTTTGGTTGAATTGAACCCCTGCTTACAAACTGAGAAAAGGAAAACATCATGAACACCTCCGAGTTTTTAACCTGGATCCATAATCGCCTCGCGGATATGTACAACGAAAATCCTCGGTGCGAATACATGCAACGGCTGTACGCGATTGCGAACCACCGAGAACCCACCGGTCCCGACGTGTTCTTTGTGCTTGACGGAGTGAATTTACGCCCTGTGGCCGACTATGCGGAGGCGATTAAGCGCGCGAGAGCAAGCGCGGCGGCCACGCCCGGCTGCGAAGTCCATGTCGTGAACCTTGTTAAAACGTATAAATCCGAAATCGTCGTTTCCGAAGTTTCTGAAAGGAAAACACCATGCCCGAAGTAGATAAAAACGAAGCGCCGGACGGCTTTTGCGCAGTGAGCATTCACGACATCAAAGGCCCCGCATTATTCCTAGACACTCGGTGCAACGGATGCGCGCTACAGTACGGATCCAGGGAGTGCGACAATGCCCCATGCGGAAGGCAATACCGCCACGACGGGTGTGATGTCGTTTTCCAGCCGAAAAAGCCAAAAGACGGAATTGACTACCGCATGCTCCTGCGAAAGTACATCTCCCACGTCGGAATCTGCGAAGGAGTGGATTTTATCGACCCAGACGACCATTCCACCGCATTCACCCCCGAAGAGTGGGCCGAATTACGAAAACTATCGAAAGAAGCTGACGAAATCGCAGGTCGATAAAATGCCAGCAGTTCACCCCCGCCCCAGAGTCTGGTTTCTCACCGGCACCCCCGCACCCAACGGGCGGCCAATCGAGATCGAACCGCTCCTAGACTCAATCGGCCATCCAGCCGTTCGCGACCTCGAAGCCTACCGAACCCGCCACTGTCTCCGATGGAATCCTACGAAAATGACAAACGATTTACTCGGTGCGAACAATCTGGGAGAATTGCGAAAAGCCCTCGAAACCGGGGGCGGATGGCTGCGGCGCACTGCTAAAGACGTTCCCGGTGAATTGCCGGAGTTCATTTTGGAAGTTGTCTCGCTGGCGGGCGTGTTGGCCCCGCTCATCCCCGACGCCGAAGGAATCGCCCCCGCCGACGACCAAGACGCCGCCCGCGCCGCACTGTTCGCCGCCGCCCAAGACCTCGGAATGAGCGGATACGACCCCGCCCGTTCCGATCAGATCCCAGGCCAAGAAAGATTGTCAGCGTACTGCCGCGATTGCGGACTCGCCAAGGTTCCATCGGTTGCGGCATGGTATAAAGATTTTCAAACGGATCATGCGAACATGCCAATGGTTCTGTTTGCGAAGCATCGGATTGTGATTGAAACCCTTGCAAAAGAAATCGGCGCACCATTCGTTCACGGCGGGCACTCTGCCGGGAAACGTCAAAAGATCATAGACGAATGGTTGGCCTCAGCGGATCAGCCAGCCCTAGTCGCCAGCATAGGCGCATGCGGAACCGGACTCGATGGGCTCCAGCATAAAGCCGTGGCCGGCGCATTCGTCGAACTCGTGTGGAATCCGTCCGACATCGTCCAGGCGACGGGGCGGATCGTGCGGAAAGGATCGGTTTCAAAGTCGCCGGTTCTGATCTTTGAACTCGACGCGGAATCGACTTTGGAAGATCGATTGCGTTCCACACTTCGGAGAAAAACCAACAACACCCTCAGAATGATCGGAGGATGACGACATGACCCTTGAGACATTTGAAAACCTTATGCGCGTGATTGAAAAACGGATCCGCCACGCAACTCGGTGCGGACGCTGGGCGGATGCTGCCGCTGCGGTCACAGAAAAACACGCGCTGATCGAACGTTACCACGCCGAGCAACAAGGAGAATCCAAATGATCTGGCCATTCAAGAAACGTGCCGCGCACTATTTCGTAGCTTATACTACTGGAAACGACGGCGGATCGATGACCAAAGGGCACCGCGTTTTTACGTCAAACCAA